ATAGTTTTATTCTAAACATTAATGTTATGAGTTATTCAAGGAATTTTTACAACAAAGAGGTTCCCTCAAGGAACCTGGTTACTACCATCTCGGGGATTCTCCTGATGGCAGTTCAGTTGGTGGTAACAGTTCTTTTGGCTATGGGTAAGATTACATCTGACCAAGTCCAGCCTCTTAATGAGATCTTCACTGGGATCATTACAATTGGGGGACAGCTGGTTGGGTATGTATCTGCTCTCATCCTTATGTTTAAGGCGAAAGACTGAGTCAACTAGGATTAAGGGGGTGGGAGTTCCACCCCCTAAATTTATTTAACTATGTCTATAAGCGACGCTGACTGGGCTAATTATAAAGCCATTATAAATGATGCCCATAGTTTCTTTAACCAGGAAAACATCACCTGGTTGAGGTTTAGTAATGGGCTACAGAGGTATGGTGAAGATGATGGTAGTCAAGAGACTACCGAATCTATTGTATTGAAGTGTTTGGTTAATTATAATGTTTATCGTTCTTGGCCTTTAAGCGAAGAAACAGCTAGTGGGCAATTAGATAAAGAAAGTATCGCTGCTATTTTTAATCGGTCATATCTTGCCGGGCTTGGGTATATAAATGCTAATGGTAATTTCATAGTAGATCCAGGTAAGGATTATTTTATACACCGCGGAGTTAAATATCGCTGTGCTGGGGAAACTCCTGCAGCTCAGGCTAAGGATGAACCCTTACTGATCTACATTATTTTAAGAAGATTAAACCCCCTTACAGGATCAACTACTTACTAATATGGCTGAGAGATTTGAAGGTGGTACTGAGTATGGTCTAAGATCGCGTGGTGGGTATGACGTTGAGATACGACTCGAGGGTGATTGGGTAAGATTTTCTAGGTTAATCAATTCAACCAATTTAATATTAGCCGCTGCTGCAAGACAAGGTCAAAAAGGCTTTGCTGAAGATTATTGTAAAGCAGTTAAACAAAATATTAGGACTGGCGGTAAAAGATTTGGTTATCCACAGAACGAAGGGGAGTATCTTAGGAGGAAACAACTACATGGTTATGGTAGTGTAGCTCTAAAGGTAAGCGGAACCATGATGAGTTCTGTTAGGGTTATGATTAATTCAACCAAGACCATTTATTCAGTTGGTATACCTACTGGTATAAGTAGACCCACTTATTGGCCTTCAGATAGTAATAATTTAGAGGTACATGAGTATGCTAATATTGTAGAACATGGGTTTGAGACTAATAAAACTATAGTACCTGCTAGGCCTGTATTCTCTGATACCTTTAGAATAACTATGGGTGGTAAGGAAGGGATTAGGAAATACATTGAAAGAAGTATAGCTGTGGGTTTTGGAGCTATGGGGGTGATAGTTAAAAAAAGAAGATAATGTCAGATACAAGTTTATCTACAGTTCAAGAGCTAATAGAAAGAAGCTTATTTGAAACTATCAGGAAAGAGGTAGTAGATAAGGGATATCTTCCTGATATCACTCTGTATCCGAATACATCTATAGGTTATCAGGATTATGAGGATGATAAAGCTGTCATTATTAATTCTAGAGGTTTTGCTATTGATATTTATAATGAGGGTTCAAATATGGCCAAAGAGGTTAAGAAAGCACCACGTATTGTCATCAATACCGGGAACTTTCTACCAGGGTCACTAGGGGGAGACCCCCAGAGAGAATTCATTGACCTGGGCCTGGAATACCGGGCTCAGGTTACTCCCCCTCAGACTGTGGATTTTTATGTTAATATCCATTTGGTATCTTCTAATGTAAAAGAGGAAAGGATATTAAATGCCATTTTAGCTTTGGCTTTACCCCGTAGAGGTTATATTCCACATTATAATGATGCAACAGAAACTATATTCTGTAGGTATTTGAATTTTTATAATATGGATGACCACGAGATGGGCATATTGGAGAAAGTTTATGCCTATGAAATACCCGATTGCTATGATAGAGAACCAGTGGTATTTCAGGCTCCTGGTTATACTGGTGGGTTAGTATCTAAGATTACCGAGATATCAGTTCATCCTAATATATTGAAATATATAGAAGGTACTTGGGGGTTTGTTGAAACCGACCCATTGGTAGTAAGGTATACTCCAAGGGGTACTATAAATGCTATGGCTACAGTTCATGGAACTTTAATCGAAGCCTAGTCGGTTAAATAAAGCACAATACTAAATAATGCTTATATATAAGATATAAAACTTAAAAATTAGTAACTATGCCAAACACTGCTAAAGTCCAGTTTAATTTGGGCAATTTTACCCCAGGAATATCTGATCCTCAGCCTGCTATCTTTGCAGTTATAGGGATAACTAAGCGGGGTCCAGTTGAGCAACCCGAACTCTTCATCATAAACAGTTGGGCCCAGTTTGAGAGAATCTATGGTGGGTTAATAGATTCTACTTCTACCTTTCCTTTCCTTTGTAAGAGGGCTCTTGCCAGAGGAGCAAGGTTAAGGGTATGCAGACCCAATGCTGTTTCAGTCGCAGCAGTTACCGCTATTGCTAAAAACATACAGAATGCCGATGGTGCCCCGGTAACACTGTTTCAGGTTCAGCCCAAGTATCCTGGAGCAGATTACAACAACGTGAGTATCCAGATAGCTGATCCATCCAATGGCATTACAGCTGATTATTGGGATATGTATATTACCCATGCACTGGAACCAAGTCTTAATGAGTATTATTACAACCTGCCAAAATTCGTGGATGGCCCCGCCAGTGCTCAAACGGCTTTGGATGAGGTTAAGGCAATGTCTCAGTTACTGAATTTCACATACGTAGATACTACTACCGGTACTCTTATGAGGCCAGCTACCGCAGCTGCTTCAGCATTCACCGGCGGGGTTGATCCTTCGGGTCATGCCGCTTCTGATTATGTAGCAGCTATGAATGCTTTTGACAATGTGGATGACTGCATGATCATGGCTGTTCCTGAGATGAGCACAACAGCTATTAACCAGGGGGGAGCTACATATTGCCATACTCGTAAGGATATGGTATTCTTTGCCCATCTGGCTAACACGTTAACCACAGCAACTACATTAACAGCTGAAAGAACTACCATTGCTAATAACTCACCTTATTTTGCAATGTTCGGTGGTGGTATAAGGCTTCGTGAAGAAAGGACTCTGGTAGAGAAACCTTATTCCGAGATGGGTGATGTTCTTGGTATTGCCGCGTATGTTCACAATAGCTTTGGCCCCTGGTACTCCCTTGCCGGCTGGAACAGAAGCCAGATCCAGGATGCTCTGGGGGTAGTGAACAACTTCGGAACGCCATCATCGTTCTCTGACCTTAATACCATCGCCAACTCTCAGATCAATATGATGGTTCAGAAGAATGGCATCACCCAGATATCTGGTAACTTCTCTGGCCAGTTGGCTAATGACCAGATGAAATTCTTAAGCGTGGTATTCCTAACCATTTACCTCAAGAGAACACTCAAGCCCATACTTGAGCAGTACCTGGAAGAACCCAACGATCCTCTTACCTTTAAGAAGATCTATTACCACCTCAAACCATTCCTCGATAGGATGACCTCACCAGATTACCGGGCTTTGTATAAATATGAGTATTATGGTGACCAGGATGCCAATACCATAGATGACCTTCAGGTTAACAACCCCGTGGATGTTCAGAATGGGAAATATAAGATTAACCTTAAGATATGGCCCATACCTTCTATGCAGGAGCTCACATTCAACCTCATGCTGGTTCAGGGAGAAGGAGTATATATTTCATAAGTAATATAAACAGATAACGATATGGCAAAGTTTGCAAATCCAAGAAAGAAGTTTAACTGGTCTATCCAGATATCTCCTGATCCACTCAACCCCTTCTTATTCCAGAAGGTTGAAATGCCCGAAAGTAGTATTGCCCAGGATGAACATGGTGATACCAACCATAGCATTAAAACTGCCGGTAGGGTAGAGTATGCTAACATCAGGGCTGAGAAACTCATGTCTTCAAGAGCTGGTGACAATTATATGTGGTCATGGCATGATACCTGCCAGAGTTCAGTCATCGGTGGTGGAGCTATACCTGATGTCTATAAGAAGACCATTGTAGTAACCGAGTTGGCAGAAGATGGTGTAACAGTTCTTAATACCTGGATGGCTTTCGGAGTATGGCCTTGCAAGGTAACTCCCACAGAATTGTCAAGGACGGATTCTGGTAATGCTATCGAGACGATTGAATTTTCGGTGGACAAGCTTCAGAGAGTTTAATATTTCGATCCCATCGAATTTAAAAGGGGGCTTCCGGTGGAGCCCTCTTTTTCTAGTATACCAAAGCTTAATAACCCTATACTACTATTCTAAATAAAAATCATGGTTGATCCAGCTAAATTAAATGAAGTCTATGGGGATGTAGTAAAACTTGTAACCCCCACAGGTTTTGAGGTAACCCTTCGTCAACAGAATGGTGATGATGATGATGTGATATCAAATGGGGTAATGTCTCAGGATGGGACTTCTATAAATAAATTTGTTTCTGGTATAGTAGTAGATACTGATTATACTACTAGTCGGAAACTTTCTTTGGATGATGTATTATCCATGAAACTATGTGATAAGTTCTTTATTATTTTAGCCAGTAGGATATACTCTCTGGGTAACATCCTAAGGTTCTCATTTCACTGGGATAATATGACCGCTCCCATAGAATATGAAGAAGACCTTTCTCAATATATCTGGGATTACTCTAAGGATTATTTTCCAAGTGATCCTAGAGATCCTGATTATTATAAGTATCGTATAGCTCCCCATAAATTTGGTGGTGATAAGGTTAGGGAGTTTACTACCAGAACTGGTAAGAAACTTATGTATACCTTTATGAATGGGTACGGTGAGAAATATTTACTTAAGTTAAATCCAGAAGCTCAAAGTAAGAATCAGGAACTTCTTGCCAGGGATTTAAAATTCTGGGTTGATGGTAAATGGATAAAGGTCGAGAATTTTAGGAACTTTACTCCTTATGATATGGCCGATATCCGTAGGGAAATTAATGAAAACGATAAAGTCACTGAACTCATAACCGAACTTCAAAACCCAGTGACAGGGGAAATTATGCCTTACTTAATAGTGGGGACGCCGGATTTTTTCTTTCCTCGGGAAATATAGCCGAAGAGTATTTTTATATTTCCCAAAATAAACTTCATTTTACTTTTGCCGAATGGAAGTCATTACCCGTTAAGAAACGGATGGGGTTTTTGAAAATCTGCGATGATTACCAGGAACGGGTCTTAAGAGAAATTAAAAGCTAAATTATTATGCCTCCAGGAAGTACCAATCTCGGTATCGGGATTAGCATGTTTTTACGAGATGAATTCTCGGGACCAGCTGCAAAGATAAGGTCTTCCGCAGCTAGTATGAAAAAAACCACCCAGGAGCTTTATGATGACCAGCTAAGGTATACTAGAAACCTTTCAGCTGGCCTTGCTATGATTGGGGCGGCATCGTTAGCCGGTCTAGGTTCAGCTATTAAAAAGGGGGCAGAGTTTCAATACCAGATGAAGTTTACCGGTATAGTAACTAATGCTACAGCGGTAGAAAACCAAAAGCTTATTAAGTCAGCTCAGCAATTATCCACTCAGTATATGTTCTCGGCTGAGCAGATTGCAGCCGGTATGAAGGAGATGGGTAAAGCCGGTATGGGAGTCACAGAGACTATGACTAACATTAAATCGGCCATAGAACTTGCAATCTCTACGGATACAGAATTGGCTTCTGCTACAGATATGATGATTGCCATTATGCAGCAGTGGCGATTAGGTTTTGAGGATTCTGCTAGGGTAGCCAACATGATGTCATATGCAGTTAACGCTTCTGTGATTGACATGCCTGACTTAGCAGAGGCCATGAAATATGCCGGTGCTACTGCTATTGGTACGGGAGTAAAGATAGAGGAAGTAACAGCCATGATTATGGCTTTAGGCCAGGCCGGTATTAAAGGGTCTATGGCTGGGGTTGCTGTAGAGAATGCCCTTAGGTACATGGGTCGAGCAGTAGGTAAGTATGGTACTGGCCAGCAGAAGAAAGCTCTGGCTGATTTGGGTATGGGCTTGGATGACTTCGTTGATTCCGCCGGGAACATGAAGCCAATGGTAGAAGTCTTTGCAAGTATGAAGGCTGCTATGGATGAAACTTTCGGTCCAGATATGGGGGTTGAAAAACAAAATCTATTAAATGCTATATTCGGAGTAAGAGGGAAAAGGTCTGCATCATTACTCTTAAGAAACTTAGATCAGTTAGAGCAATACGTTGGTGAGATAAATACTAAGTCTGCTGACTTTGCCAGTAAGACAACTGCTGACCTTATGGGCCAGTTACATGCCCAAATGAAGATGACTGCTAATGCCTGGAAGATAATGGGTCAGAATTTAGCAGAGGCCATATCACCCATGTTAACTGGTATACTCAGCGTAGTTAAATACATAGGTCAAGGGCTTGGTTGGATATTTGATATACCCCTTATTGGTAAATTCCTTGCTGGTGGTATAGTAGGATTCCTTACCATTAAGACAGTGGCTATGGCCTTCAAAGTGGTAACTTCTGGGTTACTTCTAATGTATAGGCAGCTTACGGGTAGTGCTATTACCATGGCTTCTACTACCATAGCTGGGTTTAAAGGTATGACTTCTGCTGCTGCTGGTTATGCTGCGGCAACCACTGCAGCCAGAAGTGCAGAGACTGCAGCTATCCTATCACGTATGGGGTTTATGGGAGTTGGTAGAAGTAAAGTAGTATATAACCAAGCCGCGGGTCGTTTCATGAGGTCGTCAGGGGCTGCTAGGGGTGCTGGTACTTTTGTAGCTGGTGGGGTGGCTGCTAGGTACGCTGCTATGTATGGGGGCCGAGCTGCTATGGGTGTAGCAGCTGGGGGTATGCTCGGCAGATTAGTTGGTATACTTGGTGGACCATGGGGTATGGCTTTATCATTTGGTATACCTGCTCTGGTAAATGTTATCATGAGCCTGATTAGGGGTAGTAGAGAAAACAAACATTCCACGGATCAAAATACTTCTGCATTAGAAAAAAATACTAATCAATCCCTAGCCTCATTGGCTAATGATAGGTCAGTTAAAATAGCGGCAGTAGAATATATATGGAAGAATCAGGGTAGAATAGGCGATATGAGTAAGCTGGCCATACCAGGTTCTGAACGGCCAGCTATGGATGCCTCATATATGGATAAGCTTCAGGAGCTAGTACAAAGTATGATAACTACTCAGGGGGAACCAGTTACTGTTATATTAAACGTTGATGGTACTCAGGTAGCTAAGGCAATGTTTACTAAAGGGATGCGTGGTAAATTAATACAGCAATAATATGGCAACACCAATAGACCCTATCTTTAGGGCAATGACATCTTATATACCTTCAACCAGTGCTTCTACTATGGTGCAATTTAGCCTAGATTACCGTAGAGCTTTGATCCTTAAGAAGAGGGCAGAAGAAGGTGAATTATTTGCTACAGCAGGACCAGATATCCAGACTCAGAATATTATAGATGCTGAAAGAGAGAACTTACAGGATAGACGTGCAGGTATAGCTCCTTTTGAAGATAGTAAGGGTCATAGTTTTAAAACACCGATAGGAGCTAGTATCGTTGAAGATTATGTGGCTATTATAGACTTAGATTATCAGGGGTATAATTCTGGTCATAGGGTTATTAAATTACCATTTATCCCTAAAGAACTGGATTATGGGAGTGATAGTAGTTATGCCACAGTAAAGCCTATAGGTAGGAATACTTCTAAATATCACTACATGGGTTCTGAGGATAGGCTTGAGTTTGAAATAGATTGGCATTCTGTTGATTCTAGCAGGCTAGATGTAATATCTAAATGTAGGATGATAGAGGCTCTCTCAAAGAGTGATGGGTATAATGCACCACCTCATAGAGTTTTATTACAGTGGGGAGAAAGCAGCGTTTTATTTCAGGATCACGTATTTATTGTATTAAATGCTCCATATCGTTTGGTACAGTTTAATAAGGCTCAAGTTAATCAAGGAACTGGTAAGATAGAGCGTACAGACATGTTACCGATTCAGGCTTACCAGAAAGTAACTTTAGCACGTATTTCTAGCATTAGTTTGACTAAGAATGATATAGAATATGTAGCAAAAACTAAATTAACTAGCGACAGCTTTATTGGGTATGCTAGGAAAGGCTATTAATAAATAAAACCATGGCAATAGAGGGATTATACGATCGTGGGTACCTTATAGAATTTAAGGAAGGTGACAAAGCTTTCTACAGAACCCATATAAACTACAGGGGTTCTCAGGGTGATAAGTATCATGTGGTAGCTGCCAATGAAACCCTGCACTCTATAGCTCAGAGGTATTATGGATCTCAGTACCCGTGGTATATTATAGCTGATGCTAACAGTTCCCTTATATCAGACATCTTTGAATTGACTGTAGGTGATACATTACTTATACCTGATTTAAATATTATTTATACTACCTATGTTAGATCTTAATGATCCCAATAAGGCCCCAGTAGTATTTTTATACAACGATACCGGGCTGTTGCTTACCAACAATATGGGTGGTAAGAATATGGGGATTGTGGATTTTACATATACGTACGATGATGATGAAGAAGACAGTTGTCTCATAAGAATACAGGCTTCTAGTTCAGCTGATATAGATTCTCTGGGTATAAGCAGGAATAGCATACTCAGGGTAAAGTGGGGATATAGCAGTGGGGTTATGAGTCCTATGGCTACAGTGGCCGTCAGGGATATTACCAGTAAGTATGGTACTAATATGGTTTATACAGAGTACCATTGTATGGATTTAACTACTTACCTCAAGTCTGTACGTTCAGCAGATTTACGAAGTATGTCTCTAATAGACTATATCTCAGACTATGCGGCTAACTCGGTTAATGTAGTTATTAAATGCGGTAAGGATATTATCTTTAAGAAGTCCCGTAATATATCCGAGAAAGAAGTACAAGAGGATTTTTATCAGCTGGGTATAAGACAACAGTCTTATAAAGACCCACCCATATTTGACCCCATAGCAGAATTTGTTGAGGGCTTAGTTAGAGAAACGAATGCGGGTAAATGGTTTAATACTGCCCGTTGGGGTGAAGTTCAAAGGTTCCTTGAAAAGGAACAAGAGATGGTGTCAATTAACCGTTCACCACACACTGTTATAAACGAATACCTGAGGGGTTGTCCATATGGGCCATGGTTTATAACTGGGCGTGGTGACACTTTGTTTATTCATAACCGTAATCTGGGTAGTGGAGTTTATAAGGTTTATAGCTATAGTAAAGAACCAGGAGACTTGATGGACTTCACAGCTGAGACCAAATATGACGCATTCGAGAAACAGGTTATATCCAGTACGACTCTAGACCCATACACTAAGGGGTCTACTCAGTTTGAGAATTTCCTGGATACAATGGAAAGCGCAAAAACTTTACCGGAGATATTTAATAACAAAGCTCTTAGTAGTGCTGAAAGAGATTCTGAGTTAAAGAAATTCGTAGCTGCCTATAAAGCTTTCCGTTCGACGGGTGGTGGTATAAGGGCCGTAAGCTATGATAGGTTTACTCGGATGTATGAACATGCCCATGCCTACAATGAACATGGCATACCTTATAATGAGAGTAGGGATATAACTACGAAGAAAGCAGATTTCGAATCCACATTCGTACCTGAAGGCGGGATTAATAATTCACCCCTAAAGCAATATGCTGGTACATTTGTTTTTTATGCTATACCAGTAGAAGACCCCGAGTTCTTAATGAATGAGGAAATGAATACCCTGAGAGGTCTTCAGATGGAAGCAGAAGAAGCCACGTTTATAATTGAAGGAGACCCATTCCTTAAAAGTGAAATGGTGGTTGGGATAGACAATGTGCAAAGGGTACATAAGGGCAACTACTATGTAAAGAAATGTGAGCACTCTATCATGGCTATGGGGTATAAGGTTACACTCGACACCAGTAAGGTTAAGCCAGAGGCTGTAATAAAATCTATCTCCGCTGAGTATGACAGTGCTATCAAGGACAAAGATGTTAAGGGGTTATACGAAAGGCAAGAGAAGTTATTTAATAAGTGGGACGTAGACTTTCAACTCGAACTTGTTAGGGTTACTGGAGACAACTCATTACCATATGCTACTACCCGTAAGGTAGTAACACTTCAACAGATCTTAGAGGATTCAAGCGTAAGTGGTAATGATGATATGGTAGTAGATAAGATTCGAGAATATGAAAAAGCTGGTTATGATCTTACAGTAGTAGATAAGGCTTTAACTGATCCTGGTAACAGATGACATTACAAGAATTTGCAAAGGCGCTAATATTCCATGGTCTGGAGGCTGTAGGTAAGTACTACTCTTCCTACCGGGGTTATGTAGTAGATAATAACGACCCAGAAAATATGGGTCGTATACAGGTTTTAATACCTGCTATTACCAATGACAAGAAGCATACCAAATGGGCTTGGCCTAAAAGCCAATTCTCTGGTAATGGCTACGGTGTACAGATCTTACCCATGGTTGGGGATATAGTATGGGTGGAATTCGAGAATGGTAATGCAAGGTTCCCATTATGGTCTCATGCCCATTTCACTTCTGGGGAGAAGCCGGAAGAATTCGAAACGCCTCAGGTTTACGGTATTAAAACACCTAAGGGCCAGATCATAGTTATAGATGATCGAGATGATGTAGAGAAGATCATAATAAACCATGGTGAGAATGAGGGCCTGGTTAAGGTAATACAATTAACTGAAAGACTTAATGCCATAGAGGATAAGATAAACTCTCACCTTGGCCATTACAAAACCCATGTACATATAGACCCTATTTCAGGATATACTGGAGTACCTACTCCGCCACAGGGTAGTCCTAACATGATTAACCCGGCTCCTATTGATATAGGTAGAACCGAACAAAGTTATATTGAGAACGAAAATGTATTACACTAATGGCCGGTTATACAGAGCAGCATCTTATTGATGCCTTAGTAAGTAGCATGGTGGATAATTCCTCCTATGCTGTATTAGCAGGGGAGGACATGCCATTGGTGATGCGCCAAGAGATGGAGTCATCTATGTCTAGGCTAGCAGAACCAATACATGATCATATAGTTTCTTGGGCTACAGACTCTGGTAGTGGCGGGCCACCCTATGAATACAATTTGGGTAATCCCCCATTTGATGGTTACATCCTGGCCTCGACCTCTGCTGGGGTTAGGTATTGGACTCCCCCTGGAACTGGAGGAGTAGTTAATGAAACTGACCCCATATTTATTGCCTCTCCTGCTTATGGTATTACCTCTACTCAAATCACTAATTGGGATACCGCATATGGTTGGGGAGATCATTCCTCAATAGGTTATGAACTTGGTTTAGGTAATCCCACTGTTGATGGTTACGTATTAGCTTCTACCACAGCTGGGATAAGATCTTGGGTTTCATTACCTACGGGTGGTGGTATGGTATACCCATCAGCTGGTATAGCTTTATCTACTGGGTCATCTTGGGGAACCTCTATAACCGATAATTCTTCTAATTGGAATACTGCATATGGTTGGGGAGATCATGCTTTAGTGGGTTATTTAACCTCTGAAACTTCTCATGCCGATGTGGTAGTAGATGGGGATTTTACCTCTCAGGGTATTATGTTGAGAGGGGCTACTGCTGGATCATATTCAATATTAACCGATAATTCTTCTAATTGGAATACCGCATATGGTTGGGGAGATCATTCTGGGTTATACAGACCGGTAGCTTGGGTACCTACTTGGGACGATGTAACAAATAAACCAACTGCATTTACACCAATTAACCATGGCTTAGTAAGTTCATACCATACTGTATCTGGGTTAACAACGGGGCATTTTCTACGGGCTTCTGGTTCTACTACATATGGTTTTGCTGCTCTATTAGACACAGATATCAAACCTTTATTAAATGATTGGTTTGAATTAGTTGGTACTGCTCCTAACCAATACATTAGGTGTAAGTACCCATTTGCTGGGGATTATGATATACAGGGTTATACGGATTTTGATCAATTTCCCCCTACTATCTGGGAGTCAATGCCATTAGCTACTACTCTGGCAATTGGTGGTGTTTTATTACCAGGGGGTACTACAACGTTTTTAAGGGGGGATGGAACTTGGGCTAGTCCTGGAAGTAGTATGGTATACCCCTCTGGTTCAGGTATACCAATAGTAGTAAGCGGAACTTCATGGGGAACTACTATTACCAATAACTCTTCAAATTGGAATACAGCATATGGTTGGGGTAATCATGCTTCAGCTGGGTATTATGTAGGTACTTCTACTACTATTAGGGGTTTACTTTCTTCTACAGCTACTGGTTTAACATATACTTCTTCTACGGGGGTATTCTCCATTACTTCAGGTTATGGTATACCTACTACTACCCAGATATCAAACTGGAATACTGCATATGGTTGGGGTGACCATTCAGGTTTATATAGTTTAACAACTCATGACCATGGGGATATAGCATCGGCAGGTACAATTTCCTCAACTGCTGTTACCCCTGCAAGTACTGACTATATTTTAATATCGGATACCTCAGCTAGTAATGCTATAAAAAGGGGTATACTTATCGGAACTGGAACCACGACATATTTAAGGAATGATGGTACTTGGGCTACCCCAGCGGGTGGGACTAACTACTGGCAAAGGTCAGGTACTCTTATCACCACGGCTACTGCTGGTGATGATTTACAAATAGATGGCGATGTTTGGCTTAATGCTGCTGTATATATTACAAGTGCCTTTTTAGATACTCCCCTTGGGTATATGGTAGAGAATAATAACTCTAACCGTTTAGGAATAGGAACTGGTTTACATTTAATGGTTATTACTAATGCGAACCGGCATAAAGTACCAGGAGTAGCTGCCCAGACCCATCCTACTTTATCAGTCTGGTCTAATGCCGATCCAGAAGTAAATCCAAATCAATATATAGCCATTACCCATAATGGGACTGATGGGGTAATATGGTCAGCAACTGGGGTGGTTAAAGTAGATGATGCTTTAACAGTAACTGGGGCGTTAACATTAAGTGGTTTAAGTTCTACTGCTACTGCTTATGTATTATATTACAATAGTACTACAGGGGTTATTACTTATGGTGATGTACCTTCTGGGGGTAGTGGGATAACAGGTACAGGTTCAACTGGCAGGATAGCTTATTGGACTGGGGCTAGTACAGTAAGTTATGGTAGTTTATATTGGAATAATGCTAACAATTCTGTAGGTATAGGTATCTCACCATCGAATGCAAATCTACATGTATCGGGAGATGATGGGGTTACTATACAATCAGCTGCAGCTACTGGATCACAAATAAGGATCATCAACACATCAACTACTGGGGATGCTTCTATTCTGTTTTATTCTAATACATCTACAGCAGTTGGTAGTGTTGGCTGGGATTATAGTGCATCACCATATTTTAAGGTAAATTATGGGGCCATAACAAATAACCATATAACCATTAGTTCTTCAGGTTATGTAGGTATTGGTGGTGTACCAGAATCTCTATATGCTTTAGCTGTCAGGGGCCATATGTACATGGCTGATACAACCATCTTAAACACAGCACCATCAACTACCACTTCTTCTGGATTCAGAATACGACATGGGGCAGCTCCGTCGTCTCCAAGCAATGGTGATGTATGGACTACCACTTCTGGTATGTATGTACGTATTAATGGGACCACAGTTGGGCCACTAGGTACAGGTGGTAGTGGAGTAACACCTGTTGATTCAACCCTGCTAGATTGGTCAACTGATAGGTATCAGCCTTACGCATCAGCTGCAGCGGGAGCATTGTATACTGGGGCCGTGAACCCTTCTGGTACTACCCGGCTAAACTATGGTGGTTATCTTTATGCTACTAGGTTGTACTCGGGTGGTGAACAAACCGTAACGCTTTCCGAGGCTGTTAATCCCAATAGGTTAGCTGTATACTCTGGGGCAACTTCGGTGTCATCTCTTGCAACACTATACATGGTAGGAGATGTATTGAATGCGGGTTATCTTTATTTAGGTGCTGCAACAACGACCTACCCAAGCATCCGTATACCCCATGGTACAGCTCCGACTTCACCCACTAACGGGGATATGTGGACTACTACTAGTGGTATATATGTTAGGATTAATGGTACTACTGTCGGGCCATTGGGTACAGGTGGTATGGTTTATCCTGCTGCAGGCATTGCTTTGTCAACTGGTAGTGGCTGGGGGACCTCAATAACAAATAATTCAGCAAATTGGGATACTGCCTATACACACTCAACGACAGCACATCAGACAATAATTAACGGAACAGGGTTTGTAAAAGCAAGCGGCACAACATTATCATACGATAATACTCTTTATCAGGCTGCTCATGCTAACTTGTCATCTCTCGTTGGTCTTACTTATGCATCGGATGCATTTGTAAAGATGACCGGGGCGCATACATTTTCATTAGATACAAGTACATATCTCACAAGTATTACTAAGTCACAGGTTGAGGCGGTATTGACGGGTGCAATAACATCTCACACTCATTCATACGAACCAGCCCTCGGCAACCCGGCAGCTGATGGTCGTGTTCTCAGCTCTACTGCCGCAGGGGTACGGTCGTGGATACCAATAGCAACAACGGATCATGGCGCACTGACAGGATTAGCAGATGATGACCACCCTCAGTATTATAACCAGACAAGAGGTGATGCACGGTATAGTCTAACGGGACATACTCACTTAAACTATGCTCCATTAAATGTTTTGATAAGTTCCAAAACAACAGCATATACAGTACAATCATCTGATAACAATAAAATCATAGAGTGTAGCGGTACGTTCACGGTAACGCTACCCGACAGCATGACAACCGGCTTTCAGGTAACGATTGTGAATGTGGGAACGGGCGTCATTACGATAGCTGCAACGACTACGATTTACAGCAAAAGCACCAACAGGAAACTGGCCTCTCAGTGGATTGGAGCAACAGCATATCATCGGGGAAGTGATGTTTGGGTATTAATGGGAGACTTGACGGCATGATACCAACTAATTACGGCATATTACAGCAAAAGGCACTTGTCGGTTTAATAGAAACAGACAAATCATCAATTACCTGTGCTTATACATCTGGAGCATATAGCGATTATTGCACTATCAATACAACTCCAGATTCGGTTACTACTACGATAACACCGGTAGATACCGGAGACGGTACTATGTGGGCAATAATTACACCATATACAGGTACTGGCGATTATTCTTTCAGAGCAAGAACTACTTCGGAGAATACTGGACCTACAAGGCACATGATAGCAAGGATAACAGATAATGCTGGTGTCGCTGCATCAGTTGATGTAACAATATATCAAGGAGAAAATCCCGTATAAAATAAAAAATATGGCTACTATACTTATACAGAATGAAAACTGGGTCTTTGATGATGGTGGAACAGGCTACCATCCACCAGATTCTGAGTTTTATGGGTATTATGTGCCACAAACAGAAGTCAGTGATCTTACCATAAATACTAATTATATATCCTCTAATAATGTTAATGGGTATATAATTGAGGCCGGTGATGAGGGGGTTGCTAGTACTAATAACTATTTTGATGGTGCTTTAGTACGTAATAACTATATTAAGTGGAATGGTACTCTTGCTATAGGCATAATAACTCACGGCCTATTTTTTGGATACCAACTAGATGTAGAGTTTAAATATAATTATCTTGATAATGTACCAATGGGCATAATAAGGAAGTCCAATGGTATGACAGATACTGCAGGAGTAGTAGCATATAATATAATCGTAAATGGGGCACCTGGTGTTGTCTGTAAGGGCATGAACGGTGTCAGGATATACAATAATACTTTTTATAGTGATCACTCATCTACAACCTGTAATAGGGCAATGATAGAATTATACTATAATGATAGTATAGGTGTATCTGCAACATCAGAAAACTGTAAGATTAAGAATAATATCTTTTATTCAGTAGAAAATAGCATAAGGTTTATCAGTGTAGATGCCTATTCAACAACGGGGTTTGAATGTGACTATAATATCTATTGGTGTGAAAATAGTGTAAATAATGAACCTATCTTTAGTTACCATGGTTCTACTTATTCATGGACACAGTGGAGGGCATTAGGTTATGATGCCCATTCAGTGATAATGAATCCCAGATTTACTTCGACTACCAATACTTATGACCCGTCAACGGGTAGGGGGGATTTTGGTTTTATTCCTGCATATAGGCTTAATTATGGGGTTAATCTGGGGTTAGGTTTATTGGTAAGTCATGGCCTTGACTTCGAGAATGTCTGGAGTACATCAACAAGTGATGGTTCACTTAAAACTCAAATACAGGATAGTAATTGGCAGGTAGGAGCATATGTATTAAGGACAGGAAATGATATAGGCGGTGATTGGTATCTTGCACCATGGGGTAGTGATACATTAGGTGACGGATCATTTAATAATCCGTACTTTCGATTAAGTAAGGTATGGCCTTATTTGAGTGCAGGTGATACTGTTTATATGCGTGGTGGAGAATATAATTATGATAGTAGAGAAACACTTTCAGGAATAAATGGAACATCGGATAACTATATAAATATTTATAATTATATAAATGAAACACCTATAATAAAAAACGATGGCTCATTTTATAGTTCTGCATTATGGGGAGGAGTAATATATTATACAGGTAATTATTTTCATTGGAAAGGAATAGAAATATCAGATTATGTACAAACACGTACAGATGAAATGATATTTGGATTCCTTACACAAAATTCAAATCATAATATATTTGAAAGACTAGTAATACATGACTGTGGATTTGGGATGCATATTGGCGAAGCATCAGATGATAATTTAATTTTAAATTGCGATATATATAATATTTATGATCCTTATTCAACAAGTGGTGGTACTCCTGATCCTTATGAAAATGGTGATGGATTTTCAATAGGTTATAATAATGCAGGAACAACAAATACATTTAGAGGTTGTCGTGCATGGAATTGTTGTGATGACGGATTTGATTTCTGGAGGTCATCAGGGTTAGTAATAGTAGATAGTTGTTGGGCATGGAGTTGTGGTTATAGAGAGGACGGTATAACTGAGGGCGGTAATGGCAATGGATTTAAACTAGGAGTAACAGGAGATGTTGAACCATGGACAGGATATGAAGATCAGCATTTAAGAACAATACAAAATTGTTTATCATTTAATAACAGAACTACTGGATTTAATCAAAATGGCGCTTACTGCATACATCATTTTTACAATAATGTTGCTTATAATAATGGTACTACTGGCTTTTCAATGCAATATCCTACTGTAACTGATATACCACATATTGTATCAAATAATATATCACTAGGTAATACAACGTCAGCAGCATTTTATTCAACTGCTATATTAAACAATAATACATTCTTGTATACAGGAGCAGCAAATCCTAGTTTTCCTGTATCAATATCTGATTTTGTATCTGTAGATAGTGCAGGGGTAGACGGCAAAAGACAGTATGATGGCAGTCTCCCTATACTTAACTTTCTTCATTTAGATACTGGTTCCGGATTAATAGGTGTAGGTACAGATGTTAGTCTTGATACTGATTGTGATGGGAAGGAGTGGAATGCTACTCCTTCATTAGGTGCATTTGAATATGTAGAACAATTGCCGGGATACTATGTGGCACCTTTTGGTAGTGATGTGTCTGGTACTGGTACATTCAGTAATCCTTATGCTACGTTACAGGAAGCATGGGATAACCATGCAGCAGCAGGTGCTACAATATACATGCGTGGGGGGTTGTATGAAATAGATTCATATCAACGTATTGATCTTGCAGATGGTACTAGTGGTAATACTATAAAGATATATAATTACCCAGGTGAAAAACCCACAATAGTTCCTTCTTCTTCATATCCCGAGACAAGTACTGATGGCGGTATTTATTGTTACCAGGTTGATTACATACATATTCGGGGTATTGAGTTAGCTCATTTTGTACAGAATAGGTATGGTGGGTATGATTCAGATTATTATTGGGGAGGAAGAAATTCTCTTCAATTTTATCAATGTAATTATTGTATAGCTGAACTTATAGATGCTCATCATGGTATGTTTGGTATTACTATAAATGGGCTAGGTTCAACTGGGAATTTACTTCTTAATTGTGATGCTCATGATAACCATGACCCATATACATGTGGATATGAATATGGGGGTGTTGATGGTATAACGATAAGGGTAGAAACACCAGGGACATATCATACCATGAGGGGTTGTAGGATGTGGAATAACTCAGATGATGGTGTTGATTTATGGGCTAGTACGGGTTTAATAATAATAGATAAATGTTGGTCATGGCATAATGGTTATAGAGAGGATGGGGTTACAATAGGTGGTGATGGCGGTGGATTTAAGCTTGGCCCAGTTGTTAATGATCCTTATACGGGATATGAAAACCAGCATCTCAGAACTATTACAAACAATATTGCCTTTAATAATCGTGGTAATGGTTTTGTACAAAATGCCGCTTATTGTATTATCCATTTCTATAACAATACCGCTTACCTAAATAACCTTAATGGGGTTGTATTAAATAATTTAAATACCCTATACCATATAGTACGTAATAACCTATGTTATAAAAATTATGGTACTACGGATGGTAGTAGAGGGTATGTAAGTTCAGTAGCTACAACAGACCATAATACTTTCCTTTATACTGGGGCTGTTAACAGTGCTTATACTGTAACAGATGCTGATTTTTCATCGCTTGATGCTAGTGTTTTAGGGGGTGAAAGGCAGTCTGATGGTTCATTACCATTACTTACTTTTTTACACTTAGCTAGTGGTTCAGATTTAATTCATGGTGGAGTAGATGTAGATTTATTAGAGGATGGTGATGGTAATCCATGGGATCCTTCTACTCCGTCGTTGGGGGCATTTGAATACATTCCCGAAAGTAGTGGGGGCATAATAGGCCTATCATCTGGGGTATCATTAGTTATGGGGGGCCTTGAAGGAACAGGTCGTCTGTCAGGAGCTATCGCTGGTGATGCTACTACATGGGCCTTCCTTGGATCCGCCGGGGTATTTTCTGGCCACTCAGATGGCCATGCTTCAGTTTACGGGTTGTTAACAGAATGGTCAGAATTTGTACCAGGTGTTATGAGATATACAGATTACTGGCCTGCTAGCCAATTAAAGGATTATAGTTCATATCCCGCACAAGAACATATAACTGTTGGCTCTAATTATATTAGTTGTCGAAACTTAAGTATAAGCCAGTTAAGAATAGTAATTCAGGGTAGTGAAAGTGAGATACATGAATTATCGAATATGGCTAATACTTGGGTGGCTGGAGGAGAGTATAGTAAAATTAATGCTTGGGCAAGGTATAAGGGGGGACAAGTAAGTTATGATGTTGCTTTACCTACTAACTGTTATGATAACCCATCCTTCATATATACAGCACCTGCTAATACATTAAAAGGTTTAAGCGATTTTGCTGGGTACTATCATTACGAAAATACAAGGCCTACTTACTGGGGATCTCCACATTCATCTTCTTATCAGGTAAGTACTACCCAGGAAATACGTGGTGGTTTACAACGTGGTAGAATGTGCCCAGTTTTGGGTAGTAGTGCCGAGGACGAAACTTATTGGAGTAGAGTAAAAGTACAAGCTTGGTTAAGAGTTAATGCTGGGTCTTACTCTTTAATAGGAACTAGTGATTATGTAAACTTAAGTGAACCCACTGGGGCTTCAGCTACTTTATTATATACTATGGGGACTCATGGGGAAACTGGGGGTAATACTTATACTCTTTGTCTTAGGCCAGTTTATATGGATTCTGATGGTAGTACTCCCCTTGCGGTATGCGAGGGGGGAGTAGAAATCATAACCTATACTATGATATAATTCTAGCGCTATGGGAATACTATTATTATAAAACTAAATGATATGAAAAAACTAATTATTTTACTCAGCATCGTCCTTTCATCCTGCAGTTGCCTGATAGGACAAATTCCTCCTGTATCCCTATTTGTCGATGAGACATGTGGGGCTGCTATGCCAGATATTCGGCCTATGTTAGAATGGCGGGATAATTGTGGTATTGATACCGTAGAGCAAACGCCCACTCCAGGTACTTGGTTAACAGAAAAGTATAACACTGTTCACATTCGAGCTATAGATAAGTTCGGAAATTATACCGATGCCTTGGGATCTGTTGAATTGCTTGATACTATTCCCCCAGAGCTTATCGGGGTTGACAGTACATTAATAACCCAGGTATATCAAAATATTACTTCTCTTTATAATACGGCTGATCGTCTATTAGCCATCAATGAGATGTGGTATGATAATACTTTTCCTTGGGATGATGTAGAGTTTGAATATATTGATAGCTTGGGGGTAGTACAAACTCTAAGAGGTATACCAGAAGAACTTAGACCAACCAACCTATATTGTAATTATACTATGGTAACTGCTACTCCTGCCTGTTATGCTTTTTTGGGGGAGGGGTCTAGATATACAATATTTGTTAGGCCAGGCGATACTTTTACTATCCCTTACTAGGGATATTTCCTAAAAACAACACCAATTAAACTATAATTAAATAACCCTCATGAAGACTATTACTATCAAAGTTTACAACACAAAACTATCAAAGCTTAGGGCTGTAGCACCGGGTACTGAAGATCGTAATATGGATACCAGAGACCTGGTAGAAGTAGTACTTGATCAAATCCCTAACGGAGGTTTTACCCCAAAAGATATCAGAGACAGGAATCGTATACAAAAGGTTATTGATAAAAGTCGTGAAGATGAACTCGCTGAGGCCCTTATCTTCGAAGATGAAGATTTCAAAAACCTTGCTGCTCTGGCTAATACTTCTAGGTGGGGATCCAGGAATGCAGATCTCCTTGATTTCTTAACACCCTTTATTAAAGAAGACGCTGAGTAATGGCTACTCCGAACCAAACCGCTGGGTTGATATTCCCCCTTGTATTAACAAGTGGTAGACATACCTTATCGGAATATATGGACTTGATCAAATCATCTCTCAAGATAATACTGTCATGGCCAATGTATACTCGTTTTTATGAGGGGGAATTTGGTTCGAGGATACACGAGGTCATAGAAGAACCTAATGACGACATTCTGATAAACCTTATAAGGAGGTTCGTCATAGATTCTATTTCAACTTGGGAGAAGAGGATTGAGTTAACTAACCTATCCATATTCAGGCAAGCCCCCGAGAAACTTACTATCGACTTAACTTACAGGATACGGGAGTTAAACCTGGAGGATAATTTCTACTATAATTACCCAATACAATAACGAGATGGCATTAGATAATACCTGGGTCGGCTACCTACAGCGTAGTTATAAAAGTATTAAGGCCTCTATCCTTTCTAGGTTAGAGGTTTTGGTACCTGAGGTTACAGACAGAAGTGAAAGCAATATATTAGTTATTCTTATTGGAGCCTTTGCTGGCTTAGTAGAACAACTGAATTACTATATAGATAACATGGCCAGGGAGCTTTATTTACCGACTGCTCGTAGGTATAGCTCAGTAGTAAAAATAGCCAGGCTCTTGGATTATCGAGTGATGGCTAAGGTAGGGGCCACTGTTGACCTTACAGTTACTGCTCTCGATTCTTCAGATGACCCATTTATGGTAACATCGGATATCTCTATACCAGCCGGTTCTATTGCTGAGACTGAGAGTGGGGTAGAGTTTATTACAACAGAGAACCGTACTATTTTTACCGGGACATCTTCTGTCTCTATCCCAGCTAAACAAAGAACCCTAGTTTCAAATACCAATATAGGTACCGCTACCTCAGCTGCTAGTCAGGCTTTCAAGCTTAGCTCAGATTATCAGCATGATACTTTACAGATTACTATTAACAGTTTAACCTGGGAGTTAAGGAAGACTTTGGGTTTTTCTGGGCCCCAGGACAGGCATTTTATTGTAGAGGTTAACGAGTTAAAAGAAGCTTGGGTTGTATTCGGTGACGGGGTCAATGGGGCTATTCCACCTTCAGGTAATATTATATATGCTACCTTCTATGAATGCCAAGGCTTGGCTGGTAATGTAGCTGAGGACACCGTTACAGTTTGGGTTAGTGGTAAACCTACCGGAGGGGGAGCTGCAGACTTTTCTATCACTAATCCATATGCAGCTGCCGGTGGCCTTAATACAGAGGGTATAGAAGATATAAGGAAGCATGCCCCATTGAGTATTCGTACACTGGACAGAGCAGTCACCCTTCAGGATTATGAAGACATTGCCTTACTGGTTCCCGGAGTAGGCAAGGCCTCAGTAGGTTATAATGCTAACAAGAAAGCCATAGAAATATACATAGCCCCAGAAGGAGGCGGTACAGCTAGCAGCGCACTGTTAACAGATGTAGAAGATTTCTTTGAAAACAAGAAAATCATAACCACATCTGTTTCAGCTGCAGCCTGTGGAGAAACTCTTTTGAGGATGACCCTGACTGTTACCGCTAAATTCAGAAGGTCTGCTATTGATACCAGCAATGATGTATTAAATGCCTTGCTTACTTATTTCGGGTTTAACTATAGCGATGTCAATAAGCCAATTCGTAAATCTGACATCATAGCCGTAGTAGATAACCTGGACAAGGTAGATTATCTATCACTAGACATATTAACCACTAAACCATATGCTAGGATACTTACTGGTATACACGATATTAACCCTACCTGGTATGTAAACGTTACCAGTGCTTGTACTTCGAAAAGGAGATGGAAATTATATATAAGCAGTGCAAGCTCACGTACTGCCAGGCTATATAAAATAGATCCTACTACTGGGGTAGAAACATTTGACAGATCATGGACGTATCCTACTACTGACCCTGGTTCAGCTAATATTACTTCAGCCGATGGTAGTTTAACTCTGGCTATCTGGGGTTCATCATTCGCTCTGGGTGATTCATGGTTGTTCACTGCTTACCCATACAATGAGGATATAGAGCTTGACGATAATACCATACCGATAGCCAACGGTACCGGTCTTAGCATTACTGTTAACGAACAGATATTATGAGGACGCTAGCAAAAACAGCTTCTAGGCCTAATTACCTTTTCTCTCTATTACCACAATACTTTAAGGAGAATGATTCTTATAAGGATGGTAATAATGAGGGGCTATTAGAGAGGTATCTGGAAATCTTTTGTGCAGAAGTTGATTCACAAGTAGCCCCCTATATAGATAATGCCCACTATCTACTGGATGCCCAGAGCTTAGGGAGTTTACCGGGTAGTGATCAGGACAGGTTCTTAGACTACCTCTCTGGACTTTTTGGGAACCCACCTTATTTGGGTACAGATACCCAATACAAGGCCCTGATAAAACATATAGTTTGGATCCTTAAAACTAAAGGCACCTTTACTTCAGTGGAGTTATTCTTAAACCTATTGGGGTATACCATTAGTAGCTATACTGAGGAAACTTTTCCAGACATTATCTATGATGAAACCCCTACTCCTTTAAAGTATGATAACAGTATATCATATGATGACCTCTACAAGTTTTATTCTAACTGGGATTTAGTTATAACAGATATAGCTGGTACAGGTCCTAAGTCACCAACTTCTGAATGGTTGACTAAATTAAAACTGGCTATACAAAAATTCCTATGTCCCATTTTCGCTAATCTTAATTCTGTAACATACACAATTTAATTTTTTTGTTTTTATGGATACTGCTGAGAGGGAAGAAGTAAAAGACATAGTACATGAAGTAACTGTAGGACCATTATCCCGGATAGAGGCTTCTATTAATGTTATCGAGTTTAGGCTAACTTCTATGGATGACCATATGAAAATAGCCAACGGGAATACTGCGAAGAATGTTTTAAAGATTGCCCATGTAGAAAATAACCTTAATAGGCTTAAGCAAGAGATTAAAAGATATGAGATTAAATGTCCGCAATCAGATACTATAGATAGTCTTAAGGAAATAGTTGTGGCTCTTAATCTGGATAAGATTGGGCGTGATAAGCTTGATGCTTTAGTTGATAATACAGAGACTAGGGCTGCAAAAGCAAGGGCTGAAAAGAGAGCTAAGTTTTTAAAGATAATAGAAACCGCTGGGGTAATCATAGCGGCTTTAGCTTTGTTGGTTAATCTATATTTTTCTGCAAAACTACATCGAACTGAAGCCCAGAGTGCTATACCTAATACAGAAGTAAATACTACTTCTTAATATTATCTATCAAGGTATATTCAGGGGTTAGTTTGGTATAGATTCTAGCAACTAAGTAACTTGAAGTAAAGAAAACTATAATTAAGTTTATATAAAATACTAGACATATGGCACAGATGCAATTTACTAATTACCAGGATGATATTCTGAGCTTTGATTTGAGGCAGGCAATGCTAGGTATACTCAATCCAGGTAGATATTGTGGCTACGATACCATTTCACCTGTATCAGAAGGTGGGGGAGTAATCAGTATAACTATCAGGCATACAGCCACAGGTATAAGGAAAGCAAGTAAGGCTAACCCACCTGTATTAGGATTGCAACATGGGGTAGTAGTAACTCCTCAGGGGATGATTATCCATGATGACAATGCCGCTATCCCCATTACCATTGATGACGGTAGCGGTAATGGTGGTTTAACCAGGTACGATGTTATCTACATGAGCCATATATACCTTGATGGGGTACCAGGGGATAACCCTGCTACATATCATATCGTAAAAGGAACTCCTGGTTCTGGAACCCCAGCTGTACCATTCCCTGCTTATCAGGTACCATTAATCTTGGTAACAATTCCAGATGGGGTAACTACCTGGACTGGATTAACATTTACCCCTGTCCCATGCCCAGAGCTTGGTGACCTGGATATGAACAGTATCCTAAACACAGTAATAGGTAATAGACTCTATACCGAGGAGAACTATATATATGACGAACAGAGTATAACTGATTCATTGAATAACCTGGATATACAATTAAAGGACGAACACGATGCTATCTTAGAGGTAGCGGGTCGTGGTATAGACAGTCCTTTCTGGGGAGCATTATCAGATATAGTAAGTAATAACACTTCTACCTTGGCTCATGGGTTGATGCCTAAACTACCCGGAGCCCAAGCTAGTCAGCATTTCTTTAACTCGGCCGGTCAATGGGTCAACCCCGGTACAGATTGGATCTGGCTTAATGCTACTCAGGCTCAAGTGGATACTGGTCTTATAGGGGGACTTAGCTACAATGCTAATGGCTACCTTAACCTGGCTGCCATGCTTGGAGATACTGGAATAACTGAAGTATTGGTTACTATGTACTGGTACCGCAATGGTGGAACTCTGAGTTCAGCTTGGGGGTCGGCTACTCTGTCAGCAGATAGCAACATAAGAGATGCTCTATCATTACAGATGCTATGCCCGCCTGCAGCCCTGAACTTATCTGGTGGCTTTTATGTACAAAACATACAGGGTATAGTCAGGGTTATAAATAACCAGATATACTTAGCTTACCATAATATTTCTGGTACAGTTTCCCAATGGAATGCACCAGATCTATATAATACTTTTGGGATTAAGATTCTGGCTTATAAGAAATCGCCAGTGGTATTAGTTTGATACTGGGTGATTTTCAAAATAGGATTTAGCTTCAGCAACCCAATAGTCTACCTCACTACGTAGGTCATTAATAAATCTGATGGAATCTTTATTAGGTTCCAAATCAAGGTACTCGGCAATTAATTTGGCGGGTATCTTTGTTTTTGGGTTCTGCATCCTATCCATTATGAATGGAGGTGGGTTCAATTCTAATTCTAAAATCAACAAGGCATCATCACATAAATTCTTTTTAAGGAATCTTAATGCCATATCTAAGAATAATTGCCTGTGCGTAGGTTCTGAACTATCTGGTAGTATACCAGCTATATTGGGATCATAATCATCTAGGTGGATCATCTGAACTTCACTACCGTAGATATTGGTTTTAGCATATGGTCTACGTAACATCCTGAATTTGAAAGTGACTAATGAGTTAATCATTCTACCCTTCAATTGGGATTCAGTAATTTGACCAGCATATTTATTGAATACCCAAATGAATTTATCATCAAACCAGGAGTAGATGATATCAGAAGTTACCCCAAACCTGTGGGGATTAATCTGATAAACTAAAGTTTTGCGGAGTTGTTCTGTTTCTTTGTAGAGCTTGTTGAAAAGATCTTTGTCATACCCATCTTTCATGGGTTTTAATCGGTGGATTTCCATAGCTTCAGATTTATTATAGTTATTAACAAATATATAAACTAGGAAATTAATATAAAAATTTTTAATGTATTTTTTATGAACACCTTAAGAGCTAGTTAACTGGGAAATACTATAATACTATATATGCATATATAATCTGGGTAATGGGAGATATCAAGTTTAAGTTTACTACTGAATTTCAATTCGAATTATTAAGGTATACAGCGTTAGATAAGAATGGGTACAAAGCATTAGAACTATACAATGATACTTATTTTACTCTTACAGAGCATGCTGTATTGGCTTTTGCTTTAAAACATTATTATAAGGTTAAAAAGAAGGTACCTAGTTATGTGGTATTCCAAGAAGAATTACTAAATGTATTTAATCGCAGGGAATTTGTTAATAATCTTACAGATGATGACCGTAAAGAAATCTTGGGGTTAGCCCGTAAGATGTATACAGGGGTAATACGAGATGGAGATGAAATCCTTATTAATGCTGAAAAGTTTGCCCAATTCGTAGACCTTAAAAATACGGTAGAGGATGTAGACTTATTGGATTATGAACAATACGAATCTTTTTCTAGGAAGGTACAAAAAGCTATATCACCTAAGCTTAAGAAGATGGACGAGAAGGGAAACTTTCTCGTCGCTGATTTGAAATACCGTCAGTTTAAGAGACAAGATCATAGCCCAATAGTTCCTACACCATTCAAACAACTTAACCGGTTAACCAATGCCGGTGGTTATACTAAGGGTAGTATATTAGTCATCTTGGATAAGGCTAAGCATTTTAAAACTGGTATGCTTATAAATTTAGCTAGGCTATACCTAAGTAAGGGAAAGAAAAATGTTCTAGTAGTGGATTTGGATAATGGTGAGGATGAATGGATGCAGAGATTGGAACAATCTATTTCTCGTAAAACAAAAAGACAAATATTATCAGGAGACTTCGATGAAGCTATTCAAAAATCCCTGCGTAGGAATGTTAAAAGGTTTAAGGCTGAACTAGTTATTAAACGTATGCCTGCTCTGGTTACTACTGCTAACGATATAGACTCATATATTCAGTACCTTTACACTGAGTTTGGTTTAAGGATAGATATACTCATTATAGATTATATCAGTAAGATGGGTTGTATATCTGGTAAAGATTCTCTTCATGAAAGGATTGGAGAAGCTTTTATAGATATAGGAAACTTAGGTATGAAGCATGGCATAGAACACATCTGGACTGCTAACCATGTTAAATCAGAGCCTGCTAGGATGAGGTTTAAAACTAGGTATGATGGTACAGATGTGGCTGGAGCTTTAGATATAACCAGGCATGTTCAAGCTATCTTTGGGTTAAACAGAACGGATGAGGAGAATGAGACTGGGCTAATGAGGATGGAGATTGTGGACCAGAGAGATGGAGTACCAAGTGGTAGAGCAGTATTTAAAGTAGATATAGAAAGGCAATACCTAAGCGAATTAAATTCTACGGAATTGGATAAATATTATCAGCAGTATAAAGGGGTATTGGAAAATATGGAAAAGGCAGAACCAGTAGCTCCTAAAAAATTAAGGAGAAAGAATTCGGATATAGGAGATGATCAATAAGGGTTTAAAAGATAAGCTATATGAATATGCCCTTAATAATCTGGGCATGAAACCTTATGTTCGTGGTTGGTTGAAAGGTGATTGTCCTAGTTGTGGTAGGAAAGATAAGTTTGGGATTAATCTGGGTATGAATAGGACAAATTGCTTTGTTTGTGGGTACCACCCCACTCCTTTAGCTTTAGTAACTGATACAGAGGGGTTTTCATCCTTCAATGAGACTTTACTATTTTTTAAAACCTTCGAAGGTATTAGGTATATAGAACCTAAAATAGAAAGAATAGAAAAAAAGCAGGTTGAACTACCAGAAGGGTATACCAGTATAATTCTAGGTCATAGTAGGTTAGCGAAAATAGCTAGAGCTTATGTTAAAAGGAGGGGGTTTGATATACACGAAGCTGCCCTCAAGGGTTGGGGGTATTGCAGTACTGGAGAGTATGCTGGGTATTTGATATTACCATTTTATACTGCGGGGGAGTTAACTTATTTCAATGGCCGGTTATTAATGGGTATAGGGCCTAAATACCAGAACCCTAGAATAGAAGATTTTGGTACAGGAAAGTCATTAATATTATATAATGCTGATGCCCTTTTCATGTATGAGGAAATATATTTATTAGAGGGGGTATTTAATGCTGAGACATTAGGGGTTAATGGTATTGCTACAGGGGGTAAGAATATATCTGATTACCAGATATCATTGATTAACAAGTCCCCTGTCAAGCGGGTTATTATTGTATTAGACCCAGATGCTATTAAGAATGCAATCAGAATAGGACTTCAAATGGCTTTTTATAAAGATGTTAAGATAGTTACATGGGAAGGAGAACAGGATGTAAATGATATAGGTAAGGCAGAGGCTATTAAGAGAATAAATAAATCTCCCTGGTTAAGTTACCGCGATATATTGAAATTGAAAAATGAAACGGGATCCTAGTATACATATATCTAAGTCTAAACTCTTAGCGATAGTGACTGAACTACAAGGTTCACAGAAGCATGGTGTAGTCTATTCAAGCGAGGCTTTAGTTGATAGGATATTTGCTATGGCTAAACCTTATTCAATAATATCCAGGCAAGTAAATGTTACTAGTGATAGGGTTGAAAAGAAAGCTAATAGGTTATTAAAAAGTTCAAGGTTAGATGCTGATCTTTTTGCTAGGCTAATCTATGCAGTTCGTAAGCAACGCAAACACCGAGGAATCTCCCAGATTAAGCCCGGAGGTAAGGATTGGGATTTAGTAAAAGAGGTAACAGCTTCTGCCTTGAACTTTTGTGAAGAATTTTCTCTTAAGAAAAGAGAAGGGTTTATTAAATTTATAGAAGTTGGATTGACTAAGATGGCTAAATTTAACCTGGCTAGGTTTGTTAATTTATATGAGCCTATCTGTGAAACATATGAGGCTATAGTTGAAATAGATAATGATGATAATCCAGTTGGTACTGATGAATTGTATGGTTATTATATAGGGCATATTGCAGAATGCACTGGTATATATGAAGATTTAAAGGTATTACCAGAAAAGTATGTTTGGTTTGTTAGAGCGAGAAAGGAAGCTGATAGGTTGAAGGTCCCCTATGCAGTCTATATCAAAGCCCAATTTTCTGGTCTAGATTTTGCTAAGGGTATCCCTCACCCTGTACAGTTAGTGGGGCCTAAAGCTATTCTTAGAGTCAATAGATACTCTTATAAGAAAAATTTCAAAAGTGAATACGATGAGTTGGGAATAAAACGAGTTAGTTTGAAAGGGATATTTGATGATAGCGATTGAGCTTACTAATAACAAAGTCCAATTAAAGGGTGACCTCAAGATACTTAATAAAGTATATGAGGCTATGGCTATAAGACACCCAAATGCCTTCTTCTTAAGACCTCATATGCCTAGAGGTTGGGATGGTAAGATCCACTATTTAACTGATAAGGGTAGTTCAAGGACTGGTTTATTACCCATGATAATCAGATATATAGAGGAATTTGGGGGTAGTTATATCATAAAGGATTTTAGAACCTCATTAGAATATGAGGATGTTCCAACTAGGGTTGGTAAATTTAAAGCTAGAGATTATCAAATAGAAGCTGCTGAAAGTATAGTTTATAATGAGATACTAGGCATACCTTTTCAACGGGGTATAGTTGGAGCTGCTACTAATGCGGGTAAAACTTTAATAGCTGCTCTGATATATAAATCGTTTCCTAAATCTAAATGCCTTATATTGGTAAATAATACAGATCTGTATAAGCAGTTCTTAGATGATATGCCAGAAATGTTCGGAAGTGATTGGGGTTATATGCAGGGTAAAACTGTTAAGTGGGCTGATATAATGGTATGTATGACCCCTACTTTACGGAATAACTTAGATACCTATGCCAGAAAACTGGCAGCTTATAATATGGTTATCTTCGATGAGTGTCATTTAATGACTAGCAAAACCAATAAGAAGGTAGTTACTGCTCTGTATAATACCGTTGTAAGGGTGGGTTTATCGGGGACTCCCTTTGACCATAAAGATAAGACTAAGAATATGGATATCAGGTCTTTCTTTGGTGATGAGGTATATAAGATAAAGAATCTAGAATTAATGGAGATGGGTTACTCAACTCCCATAGTTATCAAGATAGTTTCAGGTAATACTAAGATAAAAATAAAAGGGGATTATGACGAAGAGTATAGACAAGGGATCACCCTCAGTAGAGAACGAGAAAATAAACTTCTCAGTAGACTTGAACTCTACCTTTCTAAAGGAAGGTATCCAATTCTCATTGTCGGCAGATATCACGAACATGTTGAAAGGTTATATGACATCATCTCTGACAAATTCGGGGGAAAGTACCGTATTAATTACATACACCATAAGATCAAGGAACGTAAGGAGATATTAGACCTGTTCAAAGCCGGTAAGGTGGATATATTGGTGGCTAGTTTAATCATTAAACTTGGCCAAAACATGCCCATGATTAAGTGTATGATTAATGCAGCTTCTGGTGATTCTGCCATCAATGCCCTTCAGCTAATAGGTAGAGCCATTAGGATACATAAAACTAAGAAGAAGGTATACTTCGAAGATTTCTATGATCAGGGGGCCTATCTGCTTAGGCACAGCAAGCATAGACTGTCCTATTATAAGAGAGAGGGGTTTAAGGTGATAGAACTATACAAAGAAACTAGAAAATCCTAAAGTACTATTATATATAAATATAATATACCCCAGTATGACAGGCCGTAAATCAACACAGGATAGGAGAGATAGGAACTACAATAGTTTCCATGATGACTGGAATGAGTTGGGAGCACCGACGGTTAGGGAGATGGCTGGTTGTTTAAAACAATTTGTTACCATAATTAAGTGGTTATTGTTAGCTGGTTTAGTTATAGGACTTTGTAATGCCATATTTGGTTGGCCAAAATTTTAAATGTATGCCTAGAAAAGGAAGAAAACCAAGATCGAAAATTGATAAGGAAGAATATGATTTGATAAAGCCCATAGATATCTTTTCTTTGGGTACAGATGGTGATCCTTGCTTTGGAAAGTACCATGATTTAAAGGCAGCTGAATGCCGTGAGTGTGGCGATTCTGAATTCTGTGCAATAGTAATGGCTCAGAACTTACATAAGGAAAGGTTAAAGCTTGAGACTACTCAGAGGTTTAAGGACCTTGAGGATGCTGAATTCGACAAGGATAATCAGCGAAGACTAATTAAAAACCTTGTATCTAAGTACCAATCAGAGGGGTACCCAAGATTGAAAATTATATTACTCATCTCTAAGAAACTCAAGGTTTCTAAAGATGTGGTAAAGGAAATCTATGATAAATTAAACAATTAATAGAAATGGATATCAGAGATATTAAAGATGAAGTAATCTACCCTGGTAATGATGCCTTCAATGAACTGTTCGTTTTGCAGAAAGTTTTGATAGACTATTACGTGGGTATAGAGGGCTTACCGCCGTACCCCCTAGAAATCAATGCCAAGAAAAGTCAGGACATAATCAAGGACTTTTGTGGTAGGATAATCGAAGAGCTTGGTGAAGGTTTTGAATCATATTTGACCATGATGGATATGTTCCACAGTGGTCATGATGAAATCGAGATGGTCCCACATCTTCAGAATTTTAATGAGGAAGTAGCTGATGCCATACATTTCTGGTTGGAGCTAATGATCTTTTCTGGATTCGAGGTGGCCCACTTAAGAAAATGGATTGAGGAAGACTGGGAGATATCTTTCAGGAACCCAGACCTTTTGGCTGAGTATCTTAAGCTTGGTGGGTATTTCGTAGAGAAAACTTTACCTCTACACAGGATACCTAAGCGTATGGTAATACGCGATGCGGATCTTAATGATGATTTCCTCAGGGGTGGTCGGGCATTAAGTAGTGTTCTTTGCAAACAGATGAAGGTGTTCTTATGGGACGTAACATACCATTTACAGATAGCCAGGAATACGCTTAAGAATAAGCCCTGGAAGCAAAGTCAAATGATAACAGACCGAGACCAGTACGAAAAGTCTATGAAGAAAGCTACCTATGCCTTGTTCACATTTTTCTATTTTGCTGGGTTCGATAAGCAATCATTGTTCCATATCTATTTCAAGAAAAACAAGGTAAACCAGTTTCGTATAAAATCCAAATATTAATGGTAATAAGTAACCACATATCCAGCCAGGAAGCCTGGGAATGGATTAACGAATACCTGGCTGCAGAGGAAGAACAAGTGGTAGCTAACGGAGGGGTTAGGAATGGCCCACAGATGATTTCTTATGATCACTTCATGGAGATCAATAAAGCCTGGGTTGACCCTAACTTCGATTTCGGTAAGATGTTTGGTTATAAGGTACAGAAGTGGTCTAAGCTGATATCGAATTACATAGATTTCGATTTCCTGGACTTAGCTAAGAGTCAAGTAGTGGAAAGGGAAACTAAGAAGGCTTCATCATATACTGTGGTATTCAAGTTTTCTAACAAACAAACCTCTGGTCATGCCTGCTTAATATCTCTGGTATTTCAACGCAGGTTAACTCAGGATAATCCCATAGTAATCCTTAACATTAGGTCATCTGAGGTAACCAAAAGGTTGCTCATGGATTTTCTCTTGGTTCAAAGGATAATAGAATACGTCTATGGCCATAAGCATGGGGCCAGCTTAAAAGTATTCTGTGGGAATATGTATTTGTCCGGTGAAGCCTTTACCATGTACCACAACTACAAAAACCTACGGGACTTATTAAAGGGCAATCCCACAGCAATGGCTGGCAGAGTATTAGCCATTCTGGATAAGTTTGAAAAGCCAGAGGCTATGGATATTAAATACAAGGTCCACTTAAGAGCAGTTAAAAGGTTACATAACCTTGATATTAAACCCCTACTGGCCAAGGATTTAAGACTATTCAAGGATGAACAGAAACCTAAGAAACTATTAAAAAAGAATACTATTAATAAATAAAAACATGAAGAGATACGATTTTGAACCCGCAGAACAACGGGTAATGGTTCTTCCGGAAGAACCCGAAGACAGGGTAGGTTTAATTTATGTCCCATCTACTGTTCAAAAAGATGCTCCGAGGTTGGGCAGAGTAGTAGCAGTGGGTTCGGGTTGTAAAGACAACCCCATGAAATACCATACTGGTCAGTTAGTTATGTTCAGCCAGTACGCTGGTTCTGAAATGGAACTGGACCGGGGGGACGGAAAGAAAACATATTCTGTAATGAACCAGATGGATATCTGGGGAGTATTAACACCAATACCTGATGAAGCATGAGAGTATATGCTAATTGCTATGAGCTAATGTCTGAGATTTTCCGGGAGGTCTGGGAAATGGGACAGATATGCCACCCATATTCAATGCAGAATATAGTGGTAAAAAATAATCCTGATTTCGATACTAAGGAGATTACTAATTACAGTTATTGTCTTCTCAATATGTTTAAGGCTGAATACCTTTTCTGGGCAGAGCCTGAAGCATTACTCTGGGCAGATGAAGAGTTCAAGGAAAGGGTAAGTCCTATTAAACTTAATCCGGGTAATGCCTGGAAATTACGTAGGCATATATGGGAACCATTTCTTAACGAAGAGGGAGAATTTGATTATACTTATAATGATCGTATAAGAAAACAACTCAGATATGTTATTCAGGAGCTTAAGGACCACCCAGATACACGTCAGGCTGTTATTAGTATATGGGATCCATCCATAGATGTTCGTAATCTTGGGGGTAAAAGAAGGGTACCTTGTTCTATTACGTATAAGTTTTATTATCGGAAGGGCAGATTGGATATAGTTTACGATCAGAGATCGGCGGATGTCGTAGTCCATTTTGGTAATGATGTTTACCTGGCTTGGAAAATGATGGAGTATGTTGCTGATCGTTTGGGTTATAAGAAAGGTTACTTATACCATAATATAGGTTCACTCCACGCTTATCGTAAGGATTGGGATAAACTTAAGCAGTGTATAGAAGACATCAAGATTAAATAATATGCCAGTTATCGGATCACATAGATATCACATAGTTCAAAGCATGAATGAGGTCTTACAGTTAATTAAGTACTGTAAGCAGACAGGATATTGTTCATCGGACTTTGAAACTAATGGAGCCAATGCTATGTATCCGGGTTCTTATCCTACTATACTCGGGGTATCATTCCAACCAGGTAGTGCTTGGATTATACCCCTGGGTCACAAAGAAAGCATCTTCAAAGGGAACTACAAACGTATCCTAGCTTTATTCGGAAGAGAGGTAATTTCCAATCCAGATATAGTAAAGATAGGCCAAAACGTTAAGTTCGAAATGAACTGGTGGCGAAAGTATGGGGTAACTATGCGAGGAAGATTATTCGATACTATGTTAGCCAAGTATGTTCTTGATGAAGAACGCCCCCATGACCTGAAAAGTTTGATTGACCGGTTTATCCCTGAATTTTCGGGGTACGATCTTCCGGGACAACCGGGTGAGAAAGCTACAGTAGAACAGTTGATAAACTTCTGGTCCAATGTACCCTTGGATAAATTGGCCCCCTATTGTGCGCTAGACTCCGACCTTACTTTCAGGTTATGGGTTTTCTTTGAAACACGTTTGATGGAAAATGGGTTCATGCCCCTGTTTAGGAATATGCTTATGATGGCTACTCGGGTATTATCTGAATCCGAGTATCATGGTATGTATATTGATATGCCATACCTTGAGGACCTAGTAAAAACCTATCGTATAAAAATTGATGAATGTGAAAAAGAATTAAGGTCTAATCCAGTTTTGATGCGTTATGAACAAGCTAGGATAAAAGAAGTTCGTAGGGGATTATTAGCCGGTTATCCAGACGATGCCCGAGGCCGAGCTAAGGCCTCTAACCTTTTAGCAGGGGGCTATAATACTAAAAAAGAAATGGAGCTATTGGCTCCATTTAATTTTGGTAGTATTAAACAAATGGTAGATCTTCTGTATACCCATGAGGAGGGGTTTAAATTTGATATAGTTAAGTATACCGTAGATAAAAAATCCAAGAAGGAAACAGATAACCCCTCTACAGATGAGGATTCATTGAAGCAATTACTATTAGAGGATGACTCTGGGTTTATTAAAACACTATTAAGGTTAAGGGAATTGAGTAAGATGTATTCTACCTATGTAATGGGTCTATGGAATAGGACTAATTCATTAGGTAAAGTACATGGGTCATTCCTATTACATGGCACAGTGACCGGTAGGTTGTCATCTAGAAACCCCAACCTTCAAAATATACCCCGAGATACTACCTCAAGCGATATAAAGAAAATGTTTATCGCTCCACCAGGTAAACTCATATTACAACTTGACTATTCTCAGGCTGAGTTAAGGGTATTAGCTGCCTCTGCTAAGGAAACCACTATGATAGAATGGTTCAGGACTGGTAAGGATGTACACACAGCATCAGCTGCTCTCAAGTGGGGATTAGAATATGATTATGTTTTAAATATACTTAGCGATGAGAATCACCCTGAGTATAAAGTATGGAAAGCCAGGAGAAAGCAGGCTAAGACTATCAACTTCGGTATAGTATATGGGCAGACTGCTAGGAAATTAGCCGAAAGCTTATCACAGGAAGGGGAAAAGGTATCAGTTGATGATGCCCAAGAATTTCTAGATGATTTCAATGAACAGTTCCCACGTATACAAAAGTTTATAGATCGGCAAAAGAAATTTGCTTCTGAAAATGGGTATGTCTATAACCTATTTGGGAGAAAGCGTAGATTACCAAACGTTGATTCAGACAACTGGGGTAAGAAATCAGAGGCTGAACGTCAATCTGTTAATGCTCCAATCCAAGGAGCTGCTTCTGACTTTGCTTTATTTTCCTCTATATTAATATGGGAACATATTAAAAGGGGAGAGATACCACAGGGGTTAATACAGGTGGGAACAGTACATGACTCTTTGATATTCTACATAGACCCAGAGGTAGTACATGAAGTAGTACCTAAGCTTTATGAAATATGTAGAAACCCAGAAACAAAAACCTGGTTTAATTTCGAAATCAAAGAGATTGAAATGAAAGTGGATTTTGAAGTTGGTAGTAATTGGGGGGAACTACATAAGTATGATGAGACAGTGGATTATACTGCTCTGGTATCCTGATATACTATTATAAATAAAAGAAATGCTTAAAAGAAAAAAGATACCTGACTATGCTGCTTCATCTAAATTGATGAATATCCTTGTTACGTATGGTGATGAGAAGTTCTCATTTAATTTATATGAAGAACTAGTCATTGATGAGGATAAAATAAATTCAGAAGCTCAATCACAGCCTTCTTCATATGCCTTTTTGAATATGCTTTACAAGAAACTTTTCAGGTTACACAAGCAATCTGAATATAAACTAGAGAAGAAGTATAAGAAGTTATTCCTTAGATACAAAAAGGATAAAGACCCCTTGTCTGGGAAATCCATGGCTAATGATATGGTAGAAGCTATGGTAGTAGTTAACCCAGAATATCAGGAAATATTAGCTGAACATTTAGAATTAGAAGGTCAGCTTATGGCCATAGAAGTATGTGTAAAGGGATTTGAACAAAGAGTAAATTTAATACAAACACTTAGTGCTAACATTAGAAAGGGATAAAAGTTATGGCAAAAAAAGATTTGAGAGCCCGCCTAAAAAAGAGGCGTGAAGAATTAAAATCCAGAAGTCAATCTGGTAACTTAGTTTTCATCAAGGCAGATACTACTCTCAGGGTTAGGATACTTCCTGCTGGAGAAGATGAAGAATTTATAAAGGAAGTAACCCAGTTCTACCTTGGTGGGGATATTAAGGGGGTGATATCTCCAGTATCCATTGATGAACCCTGTGCTATAATGGAGGCTTACGAGGAATTAAAAAATTCTGAAGATGAAGAGGATAAGTCTCTGGCTAAGAAATTTGCTCCTCGTCAAAGATATCTGGCTTTCTGCCTTCTTTACAAGGATGAGAAGGGTAAGCAGATAGATGAGGAAAAGGGTCCCAAGTTTGTTATACTTACTTCTGGTATGTACCAGGATATCATAGACCTTTACCTTGATGAAGATGACTGGGGAGATATGACTGACCCAGGTAAGCAGGGGTATGACCTTAAGCTATCTCGTATTGGTTCAGGTAAAACAGATACAGAGTATTCAGTTACCCCGTGTCCCAAAAGTGCTCTACCTAAAGGGGTAAAATTCCAGTATGATATTGACAAGGAATTCAGGGCAATCATACCTACTTACGAGGCTACTAAAGAAATAGCTGCTAAGTTCCTCAATTTACCCGCAGAGGATGATGATGACGAAGATTCTCCCAAGAAGCCAAAGAAAACGGGGTCAAAGAAAATTATTAAAAAGAAAAGGGATCTATAGTAATGGCTAAGAAGAGAGTTATCAAGAAAGCTGGTAATGTCCTCACTGAGTCTGAGATATTTAAAAAATATCAGGGTAGTGGTTTGGCCAGTAAGGTAACTGTAATACCAGAAGATTCCTTGTGGATACCTTCAAGACATATATACCTAAACTATACCCTGGGTGGGGGTATTCCTTACGGTAAGATATGCGAGATATTTGGCGGGGAGTCTTCGGGTAAATCCTTAGTAGCTATGGATTTTGCATACTGTACCCAGTATCTAGGAGGTATGGTTTTATGGAATGATGCAGAACAAAGCTTCGATCCTAAGTGGGCGGTTCAAAATGGCTTAGATTTATCTAAGATTGTTTTGTATCCAGAAACCTCAATAGAACGTATCTCGGATTGGGCTGCTGACCTTTCAGTTACTTACCGGTCAAAACTTAATGAGAATCAACCTATCCTATTGGTTACTGATTCCATTGCCGCTCTTGATTGCGAAGACAATATCAATGCAGTTCAATCAGATGCTAAAGCTGAGATGGGTAACCGAGCTAAGGCTATATATAAATACCTAAGGATTCGTAACCAGCTCTTTTCAGAATTGGGTATAACCTTGATATTTGTAAACCAATTAAGGAAAAAAGTAGGGGCAACTATTTTTGAAGACCCCGATACTACTCCTGGCGGGGATGCTATGAAATTCTTTGCATCTCAAAGGATGGCATTTTTCCAATTGAAGAGGATAACAGAAGGAGCTAAGGATAATAAGATATGGCTAGGTAATGAGGTATCTGTTCGAATGAAAAAGAATAAGGTAGCTCCACCTAGACCTTCCTTTATCACTGAGATCTTTTTTAATGCGGAATATAATAAGGTTGGTTTTAATAAGTATTCCAATTTAGTACCCTTATTCCTTAATACAAAGGTTATACAGGTTATTAAGGGTAAGCGGGGTTACTGGTTTAATGGGGAAAAGATTGCCGATGGTAAGGATAGCTTAACTGAGGTATTAAAAATCAATAATGAGTTAAGAAAGAAACTCATTAAGGAATCTGGGGTTAATACCCTTACCAAGACTGAGAAGAAGATAGATAAGTTAGTCAGTGCAGGTATCAATAGGTATCCAGTAAGGATTCAGAAAGTAGCTAAGCAAGAGGAATTCGATGATGAATAAAACTTTGATTATATTGGACGGTAATCATTTAGCTCATCGAGCTTACCATAAATTCCCTAACCTAAAGACTTTTGATGGGGTTAATACTTCTGTGGTCTATGGGATTCCTTACATCATCGAAAGTTTGATCAGAAAATTTGTTCCCGATAAAGCCATGATTGCCCTTGATGGTGGTAGGAGCTCCTTTAGAAAGGGGCTCTTGCCATCTTATAAGGAAAGGGAACAAAGACTTGGTTTTGATAAGGAAGACTTTTATCGTCAGAGAGATGATGCTGTTAGGTTTTTATTGGCTTTAGGTTTAGACATAATACATAAAAGGGGATACGAAGCCGATGACCTTATTGCTATGGTGGCTTTACGTTACTATAGGAAAGGCTGGAACGTTATTATTATATCTGGTGATAAGGACTTTAACCAACTCATAGGAGAACATGATTCAGGTGGGACTATTTCCGTGTTTAATACTGGTAAAGGTATACTTATAGAATTATCTAATGCCATAGAAGTTCTGGGTTACCATCCTAATCAGTGCGTAGATTACCTTTCTTTAATAGGGGATCACTCTGATAATATACCTGGGTACCCAGGTATAGGAGAAATTAGGGGGGTCAAATTTATGAAACAGTTCGGTAGTATACGTAAGTACCTAAAGCTCAACCAACAGTTTGGTAAAATGGATAACCAAAAGCTAAAAGAAGTATGGCAATTCAATACGAAATTAATAGACCTTAAATATTTTTATCGGAAATTTTTAATAAAGGAAAAGATACCTTACCAACACGGGTTATTCAATGAAGAGCTATTAAGTAATCTTTGTCATGAATTTGAAATGAATTCATTTTTAAAACCACAATTTATAAACACCTATAAGAAGCTTTATGGAAAGAGCAGATAGAATATTCATTACAGGTACCAGTGGGGTAGGTAAAACTACTTTAGCTAAGTTTATATCTGAACGTTTTGGTTTACCTTATATATCCACCTCAGCTAGTACACTCTGGCCAAAGTATGGATTTTCCAGTCATGCAGATGCCCTTAAGAAATGTATGGCTAACCCAGAGATAGGATTCCTTTATCAGAGGGATATCTTATTTAATAGGGTTGACAGGTTGGTTAATGAAAAGGAATTTGTTACAGATCGTGGGCCAATAGATAACCTGGCGTATTTCTTATTGCAACAGGCTTATCATAGCGATGAAAATAATTTAACCTTTATTAATGTCTGTAAACAATTACATAGGTTAGCTGATAAGACTATTTTCCTTACTCTGCCTGATACTACGGAAGGTTATTCTATAGAGAATAACTCTAAACGTATAACCAGCATGGTTTACCAGAAAATGGTGGATAACACTATGCAAATGGTAATAGATGAGTATTTCAATGGGTATAATATTCTTTATATAAAGGTATGGGATATGGAATACCGTAAGAAAATTACCGAGGATTTTATTAAGGGTATACTCTGATGATGAGTTTAGCTATCAAACCAATAGACTTACCAGATGGCAAATACGATGCTATCTGGTCAGGTTATAATCTGGAGATCCAGGCTGATGGTAAGGTAGTTAAAACAGAAACTACTGTGGGTATTAGAAGCATTAATGTAATAATTAAAGTAAAAGTTACTGGTGGTTTGGTTGAAAAAATACAAGATGAAACAACATAAAAGACTCTTAGCTATA